ATAGACAAGCCGTTAAACAGCCTATCAAAACAATCGTTTAAAGACTTTGAATGGGTCTTGCTCTTAAACGGTGAAGCGGAAGACGACAAAGATTCTCTAGCTAAAAAGATAGAGAAGGCTGGTCTCAATTACCAAATCATAGATATCTTCCAAAAGGAAAACAAAAACATAGGCTACCTAAAGTTTGAATGCTGCAAAAACTCAAGCGGAGAAATCTTAGTAGAACTAGATCACGACGACGAACTTGAGCCCGACTGCTTGGAAAAGCTAGCCGCTAAGTTTGACGAAACAAATGCTGATTTCGTTTATAGTAGTGATTATTCCGTCAGAACTATCGACGGAAAAGAGACTTACCAAACTCCGTTTAACCAAGCGTACGGCTGGTTGAAAGCCGAAAAGAACGGCAAACAATACCACCCCGCCTTCCCTCCTTCTGCCTTAACTTTTTCGTACATATATTATTCTCCAGACCATGTAAGAGCTTGGAGATCTAGCTTCTATCATTCTATAGGTGGGCATGATCCCGAGATGGATGTGTGTGATGATTATGATCTACTTTGCAAGACTTACATAAACGGAAAGTGCGAATTTATATCTGAACCTTTATACAAATATCATTTTCACGAAGACAATACGGCTTACGGAGAAAAAAACGAAAAAATTACAGAACTTACTCACGAACTTCATGATAAATACATGCTAGACATAGCATCGAAATGGAGTGATGAATCAGGATTGAAAAAAGTTGACTTATGTAGCTGCGACAACAAACCCCCCGGATTCATAGGAGTAGACAAAAGAAAGCTGAATGATGACGATATCGTGTATGACTTAGATAAACCTGATTGGCCCTTTGAAGATGGGTCCGTAGGAGTTTTTAGAGCGCAAGACGCAATAGAGCACATGAAAGACCCAATAAACACGATGAAAGAAATTTATAGATGCCTCGCTGATTACGGCTGGGCAATCATAGATGTACCAAGTACAGATGGCAGAGGAGCTTTCCAAGACCCCACTCACGTAAGCTTTTGGAATAGCAATAGCTTCTGGTACTACACTAAATCTGCTCAAGCGCACTTCATTGGAACACCTGTTAAGTTCCAACTAAATAGAATATCAAATTATTATCCGTCTGATTTTCATAAATTTCATCACATACTCTACACTAAGGCTCACCTAGTTAAGCTTCCGGATAACAATCTAATTCCTCAGGGTGGGAGAGAAATTTAGCTTTTCTTTTTAAAAAGAATAGGTAGTATATTCAATACAGGTTTACGTGATGAGCGACTCAAGTATCCAAGTAAAGAAAAGAAATGGTCGCCTTCAAGAGTTAGATATTAACAAGATTAATCTTTGCGCCGAAAGAGCGTGCTTTAATTTAGATAATGTTTCTGCTAGTGAAGTCGTCCTCGATGCACATGTTCAGCTTTATGATAAAATTACAACAAAAGAAATTGATAAAGCTTTAATTCTGTCCGCAAGACAAAAGATAGAGAAAGAGCCTAACTATAATTTTGTAGCCTCAAAGCTTTTACTCTTTAATATTCATAAAGAAGTATTTGGCTCTAGCGTAGACAAGGATGCGTTTGATCACCAATATAGATTATCTTTTATAAAGAATACAAAAACCCTTGTCAAAGAAAACGTACTAAACAAAGCTCTTCTTGATTTTGATTTAAAAAAATTATCCGAATCTTTATCCTTAAAAAGAGACCTTAAATTTAAATACTTGGGCCTACAAACCCTTTATGATCGTTACCTTCTTAAGGTTGACAATAGAAGACTAGAAGCACCTCAATCATTCTGGATGAGGGTAGCAATGGGGCTTGCTCTCGGGGAGAAGAATAAAGAACAAAAAGCAATAGAATTCTATGAAACGATTTCGCAATTTCTTTTATGCCCTTCTACGCCTACCCTTTTTAATAGCGGGACTACTCATAGTCAGCTTAGTTCTTGTTATCTCAATACTTTCGATGATAGCATTGATGGTATATTTGAAGGCGCATGGCAAGAAGCAAGAAAATCAAAATACGCTGGAGGTTTAGGCTTTGACGTTACCAACTTTCGTTCCTCAGGCTCTCACATTAAAGGGACAAATGGAACCTCTAGCGGCCTTGTTCCTTGGCTTAAAATCTTCAACGACTTGCTTGTTGCAGTTAACCAAGGAGGCAAGCGTCCGGGCGCTGGATGCGCCTACCTTGAGCCTTGGCATTTAGATATAGAAGAATTCTTAGATCTTAAAAAAAATACCGGAGATGAACGCCGCAGATGTCATGATTTAAATACAGCAAACTGGATTCCCAACCTTTTCTTAGAGCATGTAGAAAAGGATAAAGATTGGTATTTATTTTCCCCCTCTGACGTAAGTGACTTGCACGAGCTTTACGGCGAAAAGTTTGACAAAAAATACAAAAAATACTGCAAGATGGCAGACCAAGGAGAAATTTCCAACTTCAAGGTGATTAGAGCTAAGGATTTGTGGAAAAAAATGCTTCGAGTACTTTTTGAGACAGGCCACCCTTGGATAACTTTTAAAGATAACGCAAACATGCGGTATTCAAATTCTCACGAAGGGGTAATCCATAGTTCCAATTTGTGTACTGAAATTTTCCTACACACGAAGCCTTCTCAATATAAATCTGGAGAAAAAATTGAGGTTGGAGAAACTGCCGTATGCAATTTAAGTTCAGTTAACCTCAAAGAACACTTAAAGCCTAATGGTAAACTAAATTTTAAATTACTTTCAAAAACTATAGCAACGCAAATGCGCATGCTAGACAACGTAATCGATTTAAATTTCTATCCAACGAAAGAAGCAGAGAAAGCTAATATGAGTCATCGACCAGTGGGGGCTGGAAGTATGGGGTGGGCGGACGTTTTTCATTCTTACAAAGTAAGTTTTTCCTCGGAAGATGCAGTAAAATTTTCGGATGAACTTTACGAATTTATATCTTATCATTGCATTTATAATTCAAATAAAATTGCCAAAGAAAAAGGTAAATACAATTCTTATAAAGGCTCACTATGGGAACAAGGAGTCTTCCCCATAGATACCTACAGAGAATTAATGAATTATATAGATGAAAAGCCAATAATTCATAGAGGTAAAAAGTTTTGCCCAGAGCTTGATTGGAAAGAGTTGAGAAATAATGTAAAAAAAGACGGAATGCGAAACAGTAATACAATGGCTATAGCTCCAACCGCTACAATATCCTACATACAGGGGTGCTCTCCATGCATAGAGCCAGATTTTTCTACCCTCTTTGTTTACGAAAATAAATCAGGCAATCTTATCATAACAAACGAATGGTTTGTGCAAGAATGTAAAGATCTTGGAGTGTGGAATCAAAATTTAATTGACATGATAAAAGCCGTTAACGGAGACGTTTCCAGACTTAACGGGGAACTTACAGAAGATTTGAAGGATAGATATAGAACAGCATTTGATCACGATCAATTTAAATTGCTAGAATGCGGCGCAGCTAGACAAAAATGGATCGACATGGGGCAAAGTTTAAACTTGTTTAATAATAAAACTTCATTAAAATACTTAAATGACCTTTACTTTCACGCTAAAAAATTAGGTCTTAAAAGTACGTATTATTTAAGGAACAAAAGTGCGAGCGAAATTGAGAAATCAACTCAAACGGATAGTAACTTTAGTGATAGTAACACAAGCGATAATAATGATACTAATACTGCTAGTAAAGCTTGCTCGATCTTAGACCCTACGTGCGAAAGCTGTCAATAAATGAGTAAAAACGGATCAATACTTGGAGAAGAAATAGCTGGGGTAAATCAAATTTTGCCCCACAAACATGAATTTGCTTGGGATTTATTTTTGAAGGGCGTAGCTAACAATTGGTCACCTTCAGAGATTAATATGGGGAATGACGTTGACCAGTGGAAAAACGGAACCCTTAGTGATGATGAAAAACTTCTTGTCAAAAGATGTCTTGGCTTTTTTGCTGGAAGTGAGTCTCTCGTGGGGAACAATTTACTTCTTACTGTTGCTAAATGGGTTACTGACGCTGAATGTAGGCAATACATTTTAAGGCAAGCCTACGAAGAATCATTACATAACTGGACAGTTGTAACATGTTGCGATTCTTTTTCTTTAAAAATATCGGAAGTTTATGAAGCCTACATTAATATTCCTAGCATAAAGGCTAAAGACGATTTCTTAATGGAAATCACCACAGACGTAAACAGGCCAGATTTTAATACTAAAACAATCGAAGGTAAAAAAGAATTCTTAAGGAACTTAATCTCTTATTATATAGTATGTGAAGGTACGTTTTTCTTTAGCGGTTTTGCTATGCTTTTAGCTCTAGGTAGGCAAAATAAACTGCCGGGATTATCAGATCAAATAAGATACACGTTAAGAGATGAAAGCTTGCATATCCAATTTGGTACATATTTAATTAACACGATTGTAGAGCAACATCCTACGGTGTGGACGAAAAAGTTCGAGCAAGAGACGATTGATCATATCAAAAAAGCTGTAGAGCTTGAAGTACAATATGCTCATGACGTTCTTCCAAGGGGTATCTTGGGTTTAAATGCTGATATGTTTGTTGATTATATGCAATATATTGGCAATAGACGTCTCGAAGGAATTGGCGTTGACTTCCGTTTCGATAGCGATCAGAACCCATTTCCTTGGCTTTCTGAAGCTGTTGATACGGGAGCAATGACCAATTTTTTTGAAAGAAAGGTGAAGGATTACCAAAATTCAGGAGTCTTAGAAGATGATTTTTAATAAAACCATGAAAACACTAGTAACACTAATCGCAGCCACAGTGCTGTTCGTAACGGGGTGTACAAGCACCGTAACTCTTGGGCCTAAAGCTAACGCAGACACAGTTCTGGGGGCAACCGCTGGGACAGATGGAGCAAGCCTCACCCTTCCTCTAATAAAGGGTGAAGTACAACCATCTAATACCGACACATCCAAGTAAACCACACGGCGGAAATCCGCACCCAAGCCCCTCTCCAAGTTTTGTCTTTCTCTTGGAGGGGGGTTTTTAGTATAAAACTTTCCCTTCCACTTCCTCCAACTTTACTATTCCGTGCCAAGAATAATTTCTATTGTCACCTATAACCCAATACTCACCTTCTTTAAGCTTGGTAAAATCTTTTGGAATATATTCGTAAACCTTTTCTCCAGTTTCCCAGCTTCGATAAGGCACACCTTCGGGGTCAACCAACAAAATTCCTATTCTAATATGAGTATAAGAGTCTTTGTATTCCTTTTCGTTTACATAGATATAGCCATCCCGTATCCTTACTGTTTCTCCGGGGACAGCCACCACCCTTTTGATTAATTTGTCTCCAGTTTCATCTACAACAACGATAACATCCCCCCTTTTTGGCTTCCATTCCTTACCTAAAGAAGAAACTCTTTCCTCAACCACGAGCTCCCAGTCGGTATAGGTCGGATACATGCTATCGCCATCTACAATTACGAACCTATAGTCATAAGTAAACGGTAATAACAGCACAGTTAAAACTAACGTTACTCTAAAAAATTTATTTTTTAGTAATCTTTTTACCGTAGACATACTTATTAATTAAATATCTAGCCGCAAGAGCTATCATTATAGCTATAATAGCCCAAATTATCACAGGTTCTAAACTAAAATTATGCTCCACCTCTACAGGAACCCCTTTTATAGTAGAGCCCACCACCTTTTCTGTAGTTTCTATTGCCTTTTCGGTAGTACCTGTAAAAAAGTTTCCAACAGCCTTTACCGCCCTGCAACCTAACACCAGCGCAGATGCGAAAAAAATAAACAAATATATTTTTAATTTTTTCATAAAATTTTTACTAAATATTGGAGGAAAAAAACAACTCATACCAATATAGCTATTACGTTTAAAGCCAAACTTATACCTAAAGCAGAAGCTAAAGCTATAATTATATAATATTCCTTGCTAAAAATAGCCGAACCTTCTTTCGACCTCCTCTTAAACATCATTTCGTTATTGTCTTTCTTTTTATTTTTATAAATCCACCAATTCCCTGACCGATCCTGCATCGCCCATTCCTTTTCTTGGCCTTTCCACCAATAAGCATCTTTATTTAACATCTTCATGCCTCACTCCGAGTGCCAGCTATACTGTCAGGGTCTATAGGTTTTGGGGGGTCAATTTTTGGAGGCCACTCTCCAATTCTCTTCATATATTCAATCAGCTTTTCAAGCATAGCCCTTTGGTTATTTATAATTATAGATGCTTCCTCTAAAGCGCTTTGTTGCGCGTTAACTCTTTGCCTTAAATCTTGGTTTACTTTAAATAAAAAATCTGAGAATTCGGCTATTTCTTTTAACCGCTGCGATTGAGCTTCTGCGATATTAGCAAGTTCAAGTTTCTCTCTGTAATGCTCTACCTCCCGTGAAGTATTTTTTATATCCTGAACCAACAATAATGAGCCCATAAGAGTCGCAATTATAATACCAACAAAAATAGGCTCCCGTTTTTTTACTGCCCAATTAGCGATAACGCTTACCTTCTGCTTGATCCATCCAATCCATAACCTCATAACAATAATTACACACTTATAAAAAAATATTCTTTTTTCAAAAAAAGATATTTTGCTACACTTAATTAGGTTTTTTGTGAAAAAATAAAAACATAAGAAATAAAAAAATACAACCACCTCCCCCTTTTGGTGTAATTCATATACGAACACAAAGGGTTCTTATATTATGAAAAAATTACTATCGAAACTCGGATCTAAAATTGACGAAGTATGGAAAAATCTAGACGCAAAAGAAAGACTTCTAGATTTGAAATCTTGGGTCATGGGTCATCTAGGCTGCGTTTCCTTCTGGAAAGCTGTAGTTTTAATCTCCTTGGGGATTATGCTGCACCTAGGAATGGACTATATTAACGCAATGAAACTAGGGCTTTTGTCTTGGGGTGGACTTTTACTATGGAAACATAGCTCAGACCACTGGCATTAAAAATATTACAAAAAAAAACTTGCAAGCAGGGGTATTTTTATCCCTGCTTTTTTAATTTATTGTGTAATAATATATATGGATTACCAAATTCTTGTTAACATTGCAGTGGGAGTAGTCACGCTGATGGGCGGATGGGTTTTTAAAATGCTTTTAGGGCACATAAACGAAATTAAGTCCGAACATAACGATCTAATGGTTAAGCATCATGAAGATGTTGAGAAAATTAGCTCAAAATACACCAGCCTTGCGCTATCTTTGCCTGAAAAGTATGTTAGTAAGGATGATTTTAGGATGTTTGCCGAAAGAATGAACGACAGATTTGACCGAATAGAGGAAAAGCTGGACAATTTAAAAAAATAACCTTGATTTTAGCAAAAAATCTATTATAGTTTACATGTGGTGTTTACTAAAAAGGCATATGAAATAATCATTCATCTCTTCCTAAAAGACCCTTCTAAATGCAATCGCGGGAAAGAGTATCGATTAGCTAAATTTATGCTTAATATGATCCCAGATTTAGGTTTCTGGAAAACGGTAGAAGCCCAACCAGTAACGTCTCTCACTTATTTTCTCACTAAAGAAAACAAATCTCTTTTCAAAACTGAATACATGCGTTACTTAAGGTTATCCAATTTTAGCCTATCTAAACTTAAAGGCAAAAAATATGAATTAAAGGATGAAAAAGTTGGGGGCAGTAACAGTTTGTCGAGGAATAAAAAATTAAATTTATTGGAGTTTATAAAAAATGCCGAGAAAGAAAAAAACTGAACCATCCGAAGGAATATCTCCCGTTAGCCAAATCCAATCTTACTTGGAGCAGAACAAAGGGGACCACTATAACTTTGAAGAAGAGCGCAATTACGTAGTGTCTAGCGGAAGCCTTTTGCTAGATATAGAAATGGGGGGAGGGATAGGCCCCGGAATCATACGTTCTTCAGGTATCACAGAAGGCGGAAAAACATCATGCGCGTTAGCTTTCGCTCGTAATTTTCAAAAAATGGACAAAGCTATGGCCGTTTACATCAAGTCCGAAGGAAGATTGACGCAGGAAATGATTGATCGCGCAGGAATAGATGAAGATGAAAAAAAATGGTTTGTATACAAAAGTAATACCTACGAATCAGTAATTAACCTAATGAGAGAGCTAGTTAAAAACAATCCTGAAAACTATAAATATATGTTTATAATTGACTCTATGGATTCTCTCGTTCCTAAGGCTGATTTAGAAAAAGGGCCAGAAGACGCAAACAAAGTAGCTGGAGGAGCCCTATTAAGTTCGGATTTTTTACGCAAGATGGCTTTAGGCCTTACGACCAGAGGGCATATTTGCTACATGATTTCTCAAGTAAGAAGCAAGGTCACCATTAACCCTTACGAGAGGACAGATCCAAGGGTTACCAACGCCTCCGGAGGAAATGCAATGTTGCATTACAGCGATTGGATTCTAGAATTTCAAGAACGCCACTTAAAAGATATTATATCCTCAGAAGCAAGTGGTAAGGGGGATATACTTGGGCACTGGTGTAAGGTTATATTTAAAAAATCTCCCAACGAAAAAACTGGAAGCTTGATTCGATACCCCATTAGATACGGAGGAACAAACGGGAAAAGTATATGGGTTGAATATGAAGTAGTTGACATGATGCTTCAATGGGAAATGGCTACTAGAAAAGGCGCTTGGATAACTATATCAGACACGCTCATAGAAGAAGTGAAAAATGAAACAGGTCTTGACCTAGAAAAGCAACACCAAGGTTTAGATAATCTTAAAAAATATTTTGAAGAAAATAAAGAAATAGGGAAGTTTTTGTTTTTTAAATTTAGAGATGTTCTTAAAAAGTCATGAGAATGTTTGATCTACACGGTAGGCAGCGGAATAAAAGCGTGTCCAAATATCTAATTGATTGGAATAAAAAATCCAGATCTAAACTTCAAAAGAAAGCGAAAGACTTCTTCAAAACGCACTGGAAAGCTCATGTGGTATACGAAGAATTTCCAGTGTACGGAACACGTATGAAGGTTGACATACTAAACGCAACAATCAAAGTAGCTGTAGAAGTCAACGGGCCGCAGCATTCCAGTTTTAATAAATTTTTTCACGATAATTCAAGAGCGAAATATCTAAGGTCAATAAAAAGAGATTGGGAAAAGGCAAAGTGGCTTGAAAAAAATGGATACCAATTAATTGAACTTGAAGAAAGTGACTTGGAAAAACTTTCGAAAAGCTACATTGAAAAAGTTTTTGGTATTACCATCTAGTTTTGTATTGATCAACGCAAAAATAAGCGTATACTCAACATACTGTTATGAGTCGCGGTATAGAAAGTAGAAAAAAGATAAAAAATGGATTCGATATATTCAATACAGATAGAAAGACACGTGCTAGGAGGCTTAATCAAAAACCCAAAACTTTTTCCAGAGATCGAAAGGTATATCTCTGAAAAAGATTTTGTAAACGAAGTTCATCAAACCATCTTCTGTACGCTTAGAAGCTCGCTCCTTAAAAGCGAGAGCGTAGATACAGTAGTCCTTGCAGAGAAAATAAAAAACATAGGCATCACCTTCAAGGATGATGTTAACATTTATGATTACTTAGATTCAATCTCGTTTACGTCCATAAACGCAAAAGGACTTATGGATTCAACAAGGGAGCTTGCAAAGCTAACAGTCAGAAGAACCTTGTACCATACGCTTGATAGAGGGAGAAAATACCTGAAAGAAAACGGAGAAAAGGAAATTGATGAAATTATTAACGACATTGATGCCCTGTACGGAGATCAAGTAAAAGAGTTCGAAACAATGGAAGACGAACCAGAGCTTTTATTGGACGATATAGGAGCAATGGTAGAAGAGAGAGGGGAAAACCCCGTCGATGAGTTTGGGTTTGCGACACCTTACCCAGAGTTCAACAAAATGTACGGAGGGCTTAGGCCGCAAAATCTTTACGCTGTTGTAGCTAGGCCGGGGCAAGGGAAATCCACATTCATAATGGATTTGTGTCGCAAGGTTTCAAAGAGCAGCAACGTGCCAGCTTTGATACTAGATACAGAAATGGACACTCAAGACGTAAAATTCAGAATTGCATCTGCTATGAGTGGAGTTTCTCTCTGGCATTTAGAGACAGGAAACTGGAGAAAAAATCCGGAGTTGGTCAAAAAAGTCCGAGAGGCTTTCAAAGAAATGGGTTCCGATAAAGTATATCATTACCCAGTTGGAAACAAAAACATTGATCAACTATGCTCATTCGTAAGAAGGTGGGCCTTGTCTAACGTTGGAAGAGGCAACCCTTTTATCCTTGGTTACGATTACATAAAACTTACTGGCGAAAAAGTCGGAAACAATTGGGCAGAGTACCAAGCTATCGGAGACAAAGTAGACAAGCTTAAAAAATTATCCGAAGAATTAAATTGCCCGATAATTACTGCCATGCAGATGAATAGGAGTGGAGAAAACTTCAATAGAAGAGGTGGGGCCGTTGTAGATGACAGTTCCGCCATAGCACTATCAGACAGATTGCAATGGTTTGCATCTTTCGTAGGAATTTTTAGAAGAAAAACCGTTGATGAAATGGCTAATGATGGTGAAGAATTCGGTACGCATAAATTAGTGCCAATAAAAACCAGATTCCAAGGTAAAGAAGCAGCGGGACACCACGATTTAGTAAGAAGAGTGTCTGAAGATGGTACGGTAAGGTTTGAAAATAATTTTATAAATTTTACCGTAAGAAATTTCGGAGTCGAAGAGTCAGGAACAGCAGCCGATATAGCGGCTAGAGAAAACATGCAATTCGACCTAAGCGAAAATAACAATAATGATGGAGGAGTACTGTAATGGATTTTAAAAGTATTCTTCTTGACGTTGGTTATTCAAATATTAAGGATAACGGGAGAGAATTTCGTATGAAACCCATATATCGCGACTCAAGCAGTGGGACAGTTCTCTCAGTTAGGAAGGATACTGGCCACTTTATTGATTTCAGCAAACAGATTAGCGGTTCGTTTGAATACCTCATTCAACTTTCTTTAAATTTAAAAAGCGTTAATGAAGCCAAAACAGTCCTAAAAGATAAATGGTCAATTAATGGAGAAATTAAAAGAGAGCACAAACCGTCAGTCTCTAGTAGAAAAACATTTCCATTATCGTATCTAGAAAAAATAATTCCGGATCACGAATACTGGAAAGCAAGGGGGGTATCTTTAGATACCCTCAACCTTTTTAAAGGAGGTGTAGTTAAAAACGGAACGATGGCAAACAGATATGTATTTCCAATTTTTAATTTTAAAAACGAACTAGTAGGCGTTACGGGTAGATACGTTAATGAAATTCCAGAAGGAAAATCTTTTCCGAAATGGTTGCATAGAGGTAAAACATCAGAATGGAAGTACCCCCTACAAGTAAATTATCCAATAATTAAAAACAAAAAAGAAATAATACTAATAGAAAGCGTCGGAGACATGCTCTCTCTGTGGGAGGCTGGCGTAAAAAATACTATAGTAGTTTTTGGATTAAACTTAAGTCCTTCATTTATCGGCTTATTAATTAAGTTAGACCCTGATAAAATTTTCGTATCTTTTAACGATGATTCAAATAATAACAACGCTGGCAATAAGGCTGTAAAATCCGCTGTAAAAAAACTTAAAAATTACTTTGATCCCCACCAAATTCAAGTAGCTTTTCCTACAAAAAACGACTTTGGAGACATGAGCCAAGAAGAAATACGAGAATGGAAAGAAACGAATATCTTAGAGAGCTAGAGCTTACTCTTGACGAAATCGTACAAGACGAAGAAATCATTGTAATAATTAAAGAAACTCTAAACGGGAAAGAAAGAAGCGAAATATTTAATTCTTTCAGATATGGGGAAAATTGGGGGGAAAAATCATTTTCTAAGAAAAATTCTAAAATCGGAGAAAAACAATACAACAAAATAATTAAAATAAAAAAAGCAAGAAATCTTATTGACTACCTTTTATTATTAGCTCAGAATAAAAATAACTAATAAATAGTCAAATAGTCATGAGGTTGGATCATATAGCTTACAGGGTAAAAGATAGGCGTAAATCTGCTGATTTCTTTTTAAATGCGTTTGGCTATAAGATAGGAACAGAGTTTGAAATAACTTTCGATGATGGATCTAAAGCGGATTGTTTAGCTCTAACACCTCCAGAGAATAGAGTTGAAGATACAAATTTGTGGCACTTAAAAACTCACTTCTCCCCTAACGAAGTAGAAGTTGAAAACGCGCTAGAATACCACGCTCCTCCAGAAATTTTTGTTAGCGACGGGACAAAGGGGTCTATCGTTGGAGACTGGGTTGCTGAACGAGGAGGAGTAGGGGGAGTTCATCATATCGCCTATCAAGTTGAAGATGTGCAACTAGTAATGAATGAGTGGAAAGAAAAAGGGTATGCAGAATTTTATTCCGAGGAACCAATTACATGCAAAGATCCAGATTTAACACAAGTGTTTACGAAACCCTCAGAACTTACAGGAGTAATGTATGAATTCATTAATAGAGAAGGCGCTGGATTTTGTAAAGACAGCGTTAAGAAACTTATGGAAAGTACAGTCAAACAGTAAATATCATACCATGCAATTCGAAGGAAGAAATTATATCAACGGCAAGTGGCAAGCCACTGAAGAAATGTATACCAAACTGAACCCTGCTACTGGAAAAGCTCAAGGAGCGTTCCCGTTAAGTGGCCATATCGAAGTAGAGACAGCGGTAGAATCTGCCCGTAATACTTTTGATAGATGGAAAAAAGTAAGCCGATTTGTACGTTCAGATTATATGTATAAAGTTGCTCAAATAATTGAGCGACGAAGAGAAGAGTTGGCCACCGTAATTTCCTTGGAAACGGGAAAAAACTATAATGAATCTATCGCAGAAGTAAATGAGGCTTTACATATGGCTCAATTTGCGTTTGGTTCTGGTAGATACTCCCACGGTGAAGCTGTCGCATCCGAAATAGAAGATAAAGATTCTTATATGCTTCGCAAGCCCAAGGGTGTAATAGCTATTATATCACCATTTAATTTTCCTTTAGCTATCGGGGCGTACTGGTGTGCTGCTCCAGCGATTGTTGAAGGAAACACTGTAATAATTAAGCCTAGCGAAGATGCTCCAATGTCAACACAAATGGCTGTCGAAATTTATGAGGAAGCTGGTCTGCCTCATGGAGTCGTTAGCTTGGTGCATGGCGACGGTTCTGCTGGTGATATTTTGGCTCGCTCTGATATCGATCATATTTGTTTTACTGGTTCTGCCGAGGTTGGACAGCACATTAGGAAGGTAGCAGCAGAAAGCTGGCACAAAACCACTTCTTGCGAAATGGGCAGCAAATCAGCCTGTATTATCTTTGATGACGTAGAAGCTAAGCTGGCTCTAGAAGCCGCCATAGCAAGCGCACACAAGCTGTCTGGGCAACGATGTGTTTCGTCCGGTAGAATGATAGTACAAAGATCTATAGTTGATCAATTTGCTAAAGATTTCACTAAAGCTGCGGCTGATTTGAAAACTGGCAACCCCTTTCAAAAAGTGGTTAGTACCTCAGGTACGCCTGACGCACTTGGTTGGGTAGATTATGTACCAGACGAAAGCCAAAACTATGGACCGCTAATTAACAAACAAGGATTTGAAAAGGTTAAAAAATATAATGACATGGTTCTTTCTGACCCAGACGCAGAAGTTTTGCTTGAACCTAAGTATACAGATATAAATGGTAGAGCATTCTTTTCTTCTTTTATGATTTACAAAACTGAATGGCGCGATGTACCTTACTTAAAGAATGAAGTATTTGGCCCTCACGTTGCTATTATTCCTTTTGACGATCTCGAAGATGCCATTCGTATCTATAATGATACTGATTACGGGCTTGCGGTTGGTGTACTTACAAATGATTTTAGAAAAGCACGAGTCTTAAGAGACGAATGCGAAGCAGGAATGATTTATTGGAATGGCGGATCAATTGCAGCAGAATCTCACCTTTCTTTTGGCGGGGTAAAAAAGTCCGGCAACGGATTCCCGAGCGCTGCCAGAACCTACAGGGCCGTCACGCACGAAGTTAGCTGGACTGTAAACCACGCTGATAAACTAACCTTCCCACAAGGAATGAAATAATTATGGCTAATAAAGAAAAAAGAAAAAAAGAAAAAAAGAAACCGTCAAAGCTAACGCCAGCGGAAAAAAGAAAAAAGAAAAGAGAAAAAAAACGAGGAGTAAACAAATATGTCTATTAATAAATCCGGATTAGGTTATCAAAAGACTGCTGGCAAAAAAACACGCCAAGGATGCAGCAACAGATCTAAAGGAATGAAGAAATATAAAGGGCAAGGCGGGCACAGAAAGAGAGTAAAATTACCAAAGAAATGAAAATGCCTATATCAGAAGTAGTGGATAGATATACCATCACTAAGTTAAAGTCGGAAAGAACTTCTGAAGATGTTAGTGAAGAGTTAAATGCTTACAAAGAAGAGATAGATCAATATAACGCTCACGAAATAAATGATTATATTAATAGGCTGTATGATGTTAACGGTAGACTTTGGGATACAGAAGGAGATATAAGAAGCGGAAAAGATTTACCATTAGAAGAAATAGGAAGGTTAGCTATTAAAGTAAGAGACTTAAACTGCGAACGCAATGGAGTTAAAGCTGAAGTGGTTGAAAAATATAGCGAAGGCTTTAAAGAGATAAAAATTAATTACAAGAAAGTAAATTACGGAAAACCATGAAAGCACTAGTATTAGGAGTAGGGAGAATGGGGAAAGCTATCGCTTATGCGATGGATAAATTCGGCTTTGAAGTCGTGGGTATGGACGCTAACCCAGACGCCGCGAACAACATGCCAGAAGGCAATAATAATTTTTTTATTGTTGAAAATTCAGAAGAGATTTGCGAGGGTTTAGATGTAGAGATAAAGCCAGATGTGGTTATTAGCAGCTTGCCCTACCATCAAACAGAAGCCGTAGGCAAATGGTGCATCGATAACGGCGTACGTTATTGCGATTTAGGTGGCAGAGTAGATGTATCGCGTAATATAAACGAATACGCGAAAGAAAAAGCCACCAAACCAGTGTTTACCGATTTAGGATTAGCGCCGGGATGGATAAACATAATGGCTGAATGGGCCTACAAGACCCTACAACACAACGGCCAAGTCCATAATATAAAAATGATGGTAGGAGGACTACCTTCGCACAGAGTTAACCCCCCCTTAAATTACATCAATACTTGGTCTATAGATGGATTAATAAATGAATACAAAGACGACTGCACTGTGCTAGAAAATGGTGAAATAAAAGTAGTACCCGCGCTAGATGGGGTACTCCCTATAAATGGTGGAGATCAATTTGGCCCCTTGGAGGTTTTTTATACCAGCGGAGGCGCTTCCCACACGATAAAAGAAATGAAAGAGAGGGGCGTTTTAAATTGCGATTACAGAACAGTTCGATACCAAGGGCATAGGGATGTAGCAAAGTTCTTGCTAGATAACGTTTCCGCAGATTGCGTGGAAGAAGTTTTCGCTAAGGGGTGTCAACCAAAATCAGCAGTAATTGATATTGTAATGATGAAAATTTGGTCTAACGCAGGAGAATTGACTTGGGAAAAAAATGCATTAATCGCAGGAGACGAAGAGAATCAGCCAAACGGCTTTACCGCTATGCAAAAAGCAACGGCATTCCCCATATCCAGTGTCGCCAAAATTATGGCAGAAGGCAAACTTGAAGGGGATCATGAGCAGCACAGAGATTATTGGACGCAATACCCAAGCAATCTTTCTTACTCTCACGTGCCTATCAAAGAGTTTAATGAGAATTTGTTAGCCTTAGGGTTAACAATATGATAAAGAAAATAATCGAGTCTATATGGCTTTTGCTTCTCACGATATTTTACCTTATCGTAAGTATATTTATTTTTATTTATTCGATGATCTTCCATAAAGACAAATGAACATCTCCCCTGACAAGTTAATTGAATTAGAGAAAAAATTTGGAGGACTTACTTCTTACGCGAGAAAGAGTAAACCCGGCCAGTCTAACCGAAAGACTGCCGTTGGCGGAGATAGAATGAGCCACGAAGAAGGGTGTCATGGATACTCAGAATATTATTCTAGATTTTTAAATTTTTTTAATTTTCAAGAGAGACTTGTGTTATGTGAGGTTGGAATCTTAGCTGGCACAGGATTAGGTATTTGGTCGAATATTATTAAAAACGGAAGAATAGTAGGGCTTGACCTTGATTTATCTACTATAGAACAGAATAAATCTTCCCTTCAAAAAAGTGGAATGGATTTTTCAAATGTAGAGATTTATGAATTCAACCAATTTGAAGATAACATAGGCTTAATGAAAAGCATTCTTAAGGGGGATAATATTGATATAGCGATTGACGATGGAAACCACAGTATCAAATCAATACTAAAAACTATAGACAATTTATCTCCCTTTTTATCTAAAAAATTTGTTTATTTTATTGAAGATGTTTGGGCTAATAAGCTTCATCTTATAAAAGTTATTAAGAACAACTATCCCTCATGGAACGTAGAAAGTGACAGAGAACTTATAGTTTGTTACGAGCCGTAAAAATTTCTTGTATTAAAATAAAAAACCCTTATCATCTTACATAGGAGGACACGTCTTTGGCTAAAAAAGAAAAAAAAGTATTATCAGCTTCAAGAATAAAAACTTACGAGGATTGCTCTTGGAAATATTGGTGTAATTACCACGAAAAAATTCCTCAAACCCAAAACGACGGAGCGTGTCGCGGTACAGTTTGCCACACTGTTTTTGAGTACCTTTTGCTACCAAAACATAAGAAATGTTTTGACGCAATCATGGAAGCGGGTAATACGAGCGGCAGTCCTGCGGTAGTTAGGCTGTTAAGAATGTTACTTAAAAAAAGCTGCTGCTTCAATGAAGAAAATTTACAAATGTGCATAGACATGGTGTACGTTGGGCTTAATGCTGACTTTTTTGGGGAAGGAGGCAAAGCGGATAAGCCTGAAATAAAATTTGTAATTAAAAACAAAGACCCCGAATACGAGATAATGGGATTCATAGATAAGAAAATAAAATTTAAAGATAAAATTAAAATTGTTGATTATAAATCTAGCAAAAGAAAATTTTCAAAGAAAGATTTAGAAGCTAACATGCAAGCAATGACATATACGCTTGCAGCTAAAAGAAAATGGCCTAAATCTGCAAAAAATGTTGAAGTGGAATTTGTTTTTTTAAAATTTCCTAACCAACCTCTCCAACAAATCACCATACCAGAAGAGCAACTTAAAGGCTTCGAGCATTACTTAGCTTTTATATATAAGCAATTAAATTCGTTTACAAAAGATCAAGCAAAAACTAATTATGCAAAAGACAAAATGGCAACAAAGTTTTTCTGCAAAGCTGGCTCTCACTGGAAATGTCCATATCTAGAACCGTATGATTATTACTCTCTTGAGGACGAAGAAGGTAATATCCTCAAAGGAGCCTTTACGAAAGAGGAGCTAGAGCCAGCGGCCACTAACGGAAACAGGGTGGTAAAGAAAAGGTACGAAGGATGCCCAGCGCATCCCGAAGGGAGCGGAAAAGAGCCAGAAGATCCATGCGATTGGATTTGACTTATTAAAAAAAATAATTACTATACGAATATATGAATGAAATTTTGCCTATTTTTAAATCTCATTATAGCATTGGCAAATCAATTTTGACGCTCAGAAACAGCGAATCTACACCCGACGAAGCAGATTCAATCTTTGATATATGCGCTGAAAATAAACTTAAAGAAGCCACTGTAGTAGATGATAGCATGAGCGGCTTCCTTGAGGCGTACAAAAACTCAAAAGAGTTAGAGTTAAAATTAATTTTTGGACTAAGAATTACTATATGCAACGAAATGTCTCAAAAAGATTCAGATTCCTTAAAAACGAATAGTAAAATTTTAATCTTCATGAAGAACGAAGATGGGTACAAAAGGTTAATTAAAATTTTTACGTCAGCGGCGAGAGACGGCTTCTATTATCAACCAAGGACAGACTATAAAACCTTAAAAAAATACTGGAGCAACAAAGACCTTGCCTTAGCTGTTCCATTTTACGATTCATACATATTTAATAATTCATTATACGGTTCGGTGTGTGTGCCAGAGTTTGAATTTTGCTCTCCAACATACTTTCTCGAAGATAATGATCTACCCTTTGATAAAATAATAAGGGACAAGGTTATATATCAATCTAAGAATGATAAAGCGGAAATTCAAAGTGTCCAGAGCGTATACTACAAACAAAAGAAAGATTTTAAATCATACTTAACCTTTAGATGTATCAACAACAGAAGCTCCCTAGACAAGCCAGAGCTAGAACATATGACGAGCGATGAGTTTTGTATTGAAAGCTGGAGAGAAAAAAGTGATAACTCATAAAGACATAATCAGATTCTCCATTAAGCCATCTACGGCAAATACTTGCATGGAATACGCCAAAGAGTGCAACTTAATAAACTGCGAATCTCAAATAGTCTCCGCAAAAAATAAGCGAAAAAATAACATAGAATATCAATTCACCGGACAACTTACAACATTTGTAGCTAGCGAATGGTTCTTTAGAGACGGCGGCAAGACTTATTTTGAGACCAGAGATAAACAAAATCAGCAAAAATATAAAGGAGACATGGGTATCGATTTACCCCCCTACCCAATTGACGTAAAGGGGGGGAGAATTAGATACCGCTCAAAGGATATTTTAACTTATAACCTTTTTGTAAGACCACACGAAAGACATAAATCAAATATTTACATAGCCACTTTAGCTGACTTTACGGACGAATTTGAAAAGTGCAAAGTTTATTTAATGGGTTGGATTCCCGAAAGAGATCTCCCCTCAGAATTAAACTATAATTACGACAAAGATAGCTCAAAAAAGGGAACGTTTGCTTTGCAGAATAAAATGCTAAATCCTCTTCCTAAATTTAACGATACATTTGAAAACAAATTAAAAGCTTTCAGCTTATAAAATGGAAAACATATCTCTAGTAACTTTAGCCACGGACAACTTACCCTACAAGGAAGCAACGGTGTCTAATAAAAAATCTTACTGCGAAAAACATAATTATAATTTTGTTCTTTTTTCTGAATCTTTAGATGAAGATAGACCCGCTCCTTGGGGTAAAATAAAAGCCCTACAAAAAACCCTAGATGACGTTTCCACGCATTGGGCCGTCTGGATTGATGCAGACGCCTTCATAATGAATGACGAAATTAAATTGGAATCAATTATAGATGATGAGTACGATCTTATTATAGCTGTAGACTGCTTTACTATAAACACGGGGGTTTTTCTCTTAAAAAATACAAAAAATTCAAAACATTTCCTTAAAGAGGTTTACGAAAAAAACTGGGCGATCAATCACCCTTGGTGGGAGCAAGCAGCTATCATAGAATATATAAATGAACCAAACTCACTAAAAGTTAAAACAATTACCCAAAAAGATATAAACGCTTACCCCCCTATAGCTAGAGAAAGCGTGTCAGAAAAACAACAGTGGACCCGAACAAGAAACGAATTGTTTTTTTACAACAAAGAGAGAGCGGACAAAGGGATTTACGAGCAAGGAGATTTCATTCTCCATTTTGCTGGCTTTAATTCTCAGGAAGAAAAAATGAAAAATATAAATGAATACATAGACAATGGATGAGTACGGTTTAAATATTGCTGATGCGAAAGGCAAGAGCATAAGCGTTATCTCTTTTGCTACGGAAAACGTGTGGGATTGGGCGGAAGAAATTTTTGAAAATAATAAAGAATATTGTGAAAAACACGACTACTCTTGGAAAGGCTTTAGAGATTTAAAAGACAAAAGCAGACCTACTAATTGGAGTAAGATTGCGTACATCCTAGAAGAAATGGAAAACGATTGCGATTGGATATTTTGGATAGACGCTGACGCAATCATAATGAATCATTCTATAAAATTAGAAGAATTTATAAATGACGATTATGATTTCGTAGTTACCCATAGTCCATGCGGTTGGTGTACGGGTACTTGGCTTATAAATAATAATATTTATTCCAGAAAACTTTTAGAGTATACTTACTCCAAGGAAGAGTTTATCGATCACCCCTCTGGAGTACAGGTTGATTCAGCGTTTTATAATGCGGCTTACGAAAAAGGTTCAAGGACAATAGTCTTAGAGCAAACAAAATTAAATTCTTTTCCTCATTACAAATATTACAGAAATTTTGGAGAGTTTACAACGAAAGCTGGGGTTTTTAATTTTAAAAGCACCTACGAAGATTACAAAAAATTATCCTTCAAAGATGGAGACTTTATACTTCATCTAGCTGGATTTAATAACAAAGGAAGAAAAAGTATTTATAACAACTACAAAGAAAGGATTGTAAAATAATGGATGAACAATTTTTAAGATTTGATAAAGATAAAGAATATGTTTTTATCGACTGCGAAACTCTCAACTTATGCCTTAACAGTTGTCATAATTTGCCTTGGCAAATTGCCATGTTAAAAGTCGTAGGTGATAAAAAAATCGCAGAAAAGAACTTTTATATTAAATGGGACACAAAATTACAGATTAGTGCAGACGCAGCAAGGATAACTCGCTTTAACCCCAAGGTGTTAGAAAAAAAAGGCTTAACCCCAGAAGAAGTATTTCCAACTATAGAAGACTGGTTGGATAACGCAGACTATATAGTGGGTCATAATATATTAGGGTTCGACTTATATTTAATAAAAGACTATTACAAGTATATGGGGAAAGAGTATAGGCATTTAGTAAATAAAATCATAGACACAAATTGTATAGCCAGAGGAATTAAGTATGATGTTCACTATAAGATAGGGCAAGATTTAACTGAATACCAATACAGGATGTTACACGAGAGAAGGAAGGGTATAAAAACAAACCTAACCCATATGGGGAAAGAGTTTGAGATAAATCACGACTACAGTAAACTCCACGATGCAATCGTTGATCTTGAGCTTAACCTTAAAGTTTGGAATAAATTAAAATGGCAGATAGAACTGTAATTAATAAAGTAGACGACGGGTTCTACCACATTTGGTCTCCTTCTTGTTTTTGGGGGGATCAAATGTTCAACTTAATGGCGGCTAAACAATTAGCTAAAGGTAAAGACGTAGTAATCCATACAGCTAAAGAGGCTTGGACCGGGCACACTAAAGAATGGTTTCCTATGGATCGAAATATATTTAAATTTTGGTCAACAGTCAATTTTATAAAAGGTATTATCTTTGACGTTAGTCAAAAAAAACCAATAGACAAGGGTCGCAAAGAAAGCAGATACCACGTTGGAATGACTTTGGCTAGTGGCTCAGAGCTTTTGGGTAATACGTTCGTTCACGACATAAGTAAAGACATAGACTTTTCTTCTTTCTCCAAGTTTAGTCATCCTTATCGCGCTGATAATCATAAAATAGCCGTGTTTCAACCAATATCTATCTTGCATAGAGCAAAAAATGATATACAATCAGAGTATATAAGCCCTTGGGATAAAAGCGTAGAAGCCCTGCTTGAACAAGGATATGAAGTGGTGGCTATAGGTAGTGAGAAAGACGAAAAAGACATGGAAGAGTACTATCCAAACCTGTTAAAAAAATACCCTATCACAAACCTACTAGGAAAAACTAATATATTTGAGTCAATCGACCTAATCATGAACCACGCTTCGTTTGTTTTGTCTTGCGATAGCTGGTCAGCTTGGTACGGTATAGCGTCTAGAAAAAAAACGGCAGTTTCTGCGGGAAAAACATACAGGAACGGCGATGAAGAAAATATTTATATAGAGGCGCTAGGAAACAAAGATGTTTATAAACTTGATTACGCCTACAACAAAGAGAACTGTGACCTTAACTTAGCAAAATGGATAACGGAAAATGCCTGATTTTACAGACCAATTTAAAGAACTAGATATCCCCCTGCATGGTGTGCGATTGCCATCTTTCGAAATTAATAACAAATACAAAAGATCTCTTGGCGTAAGCGAGGATATTGATAACGAAAACTTTTTAAAAGCTTTGTGCGAAAACGGTAAAGAAAAAGTATGGAAAGATGTTAGTGAAGAAAGAAAAAATGAGTACTCCGAAAGACTTGAGCATGAGCTTAAGACAATTAAAGAGCTTGGATTTATTGATTACCTTCTTTTAGTATGGGATGTAATTAACTACTGCAAAGAAAGCAACATTCCAACTGGACTTGGTCGTGGCAGCGCAGCAGGAAGTTTGGTTTTATATTTTATTGGAGTAACCAAGATAGACCCTATTGAGCACGGGCTTTATTTTGAAAGATTTATATCAAAAATCAGAGCTAAAAAAACCATAATAAATGACATAACATATTTAGACGGCTCATTGATGATGGATGTAGACCTTGACATCTGTTACTACAATCGTCAGAAAGTTATTGAATACCTTGAAGAAAAGTTTAAAGGTAAAACCTCAAAAATAATTACCTTAAACACATTAAGCGGAAAACTATGCATTAAGGAATGCGGAAAAGTAGCGGCCAATAAAAGCGAGCAAGAAATGAATAAAGTTTCTTCTCTTATTCCAAAGGTTTTTGGCCAAATTAAGGACATTAAAGAGGCTTACGCCGAGCAGGATGAGTTTAAAAAATGGTGTGATGAAAATGAAGAAGCTTACAATATATCACTAAAGATCAAAGGGCTGATAAAAAATAAAGGGGTACATCCTTCCGCAATTTCTTTGTCGTTCGATAAGCTAAACGATTGTTGTCCAACGGAATTAACCTCAGATAAAAAGAGTCACGTTGCTTCGTATGACATGAATTGGATATCAATTTTTAATGTTAAACTTGATATTCTTGGTCTACGCGCCGTTTCAGTCGTGGATGATGTATGCAAAAGCGTTGGTATTGATATTACTGATGTAAACTTAAAAGATCAACTTATCTACGATAATCTTCAATACCTCAGAACACCTCATGGCTTGTTCCAAATTGAAGCTGAAACGAATTATCGTGTCTGTCAGAAAGTTAAACCCAAGAATTTGGAAGAACTAAGCGCCGTATTAGCCTTGGCTCGTCCGGGGGCGCTTAATTTTGTGGATCAATACGCGGCCTACGTAGAGGACGGAACCTATGATCCAATCCACCCATTTTTTGACGACATTCTAACATCAACAGGCGGCGTAGCCTTATACCAAGAGCAGCTAATGAAAATGGCTAACAAGATTGGCTTTACTCTTGATGAAGCGGAAATCTTAAGGCGTATTGTAGGAAAGAAAAAGGTAAAAGAAGTTCGCAAGTGGAAAAGGAAAATTAAAAATAAAATTAAGGAAAACAATCTTGAATCAGAAATTGGAGATATTCTATGGAGAGTATTAGAAGATTCTGCTAATTATTCTTTTAATAAATCTCACTCTATTTCATACGCCGCCTTAGCTGCTACAACTATTTATTTAAAATTTAAGTACCCCCAACAATTCTTTTTAAGCTTGTTGAAAATGACCAGACATGAGCCAGACCCAATTAGTGAAATATCTAAAATTCAAAGAGAAATGTCTCATTTTGATATAAAACTTTTACCCCCTCATATTATTAAATCTGATATGGATTTTAAAGTAGAGGGTAAAGATATTAGATTTGGTCTTTTATCCATAAAAGGAATATCAGATAAATCAATTGAAAAACTGAACAATTTTAAAGATAATTACTCTAATAAATTCGAAGTTTTTGAAGGAGCAAAGGAATCAGGTCTTACGATTGGCATACTATCAGCACTAATTCAAGCTGGCACATTCGAGGGATTCTCGGTGTCCAGAAGCAAAGTTGTTTATGAAGCTCAACTTTGGAACATCTTAACTAAAAAAGAAAAAAAATCTGCCATGCTGCTGGCTGAGTCGCAAAAGTACGATTTAGTTGAAATAGTCAAAAAATTAAAAGAAAAAAAAGACGAAAAAGGAAAGCCAATAATAAGAGATACAAGGCTAAACACAATTAAAACAAAATCAGAACCATATAAACAAATTTATTTTAAAAATAAATATTCAGAAACTTTTGCAAACTGGTATTACGAAAAACATCTTCTCGGCTATACATACAATATGCCTTTGAAGGATATTTTCAGAGAAAAAAAGGACAACCTTTTATCATTGAGGGAAGTGGAAGATTCCGAAGTTGACGACAGGGTATCTTTTGTGGGCACTGTAGAGGATAAGCCGTATTTCGGAACATCTAGAAACGGAAACGACTACATGAGAATGTTCGTAGAAGATGAAACGGGTAGTATGAAAGTGATGATCTTTTCCAAGAGACTTGAAAACAGCGTTACCTCAAATAATGGCTCTCCGCCAGAAGAAAATAACATTGTTATCGTTAACGGAGTCAAAAAGGATGAAGTTGTTTTTGCGGATAAAATAGCAATTCAATCAAACAAAATATACACAAAACTATCAGAGCTAAAAAATAGTTGACAAACTTAAAAAACCTAGTATACTGTAAACATGATACACTTTTACAAACCTAACGCAAAGGTAACGGGCACGGCTTGCTCCTTTTACCTTAACAAAAAAGACAACGCTTTTTTTACCACCTTAATAAAACAGGATGGATGGGACAGCAACAGAAGGATAGGCTCCTTTAAGAAAAATAAAGATAATCCAAACAAAAGAGTAAATGTTAAATTTAGCGCTGTAGAAATAGCTTCTATAATTGACGCTATAAAAAGCAATCGAAAATTTACGGGTTACCATGGAAGCAATCAAATTGCTAGATTTACTTTTGGTCCTTACGAAAGAGACGGAAAACAAATAGGATTTTCCTTTAATGTTACGAAGGAAAGTAAAGAAGACTCCACGTCCAAAGCTTCTTTCTTAATCGGTTTTACTTTTCCAGAGGGAGAACTATTATCGCAGCATCTTTCTTATATTTTGCAAGAAAGTTTCAAAATTACCGATTCCGCAATGGAAAAAATGATGCAAAAAAACTCTTACAATGACAGTGCTCCCCCCAAGCAGAAGGAAGAACCGTCAGAATTAATGAACGAAGACGAAGATGATCTTTGGTAAAAAATTATGAAGCTAAAAGAAATTAAGAGAGACAAAAACGGCTTACTCCCATCCGTTAACTATGTATTTAACGAGGATGGATTTGTTGATTGGAGAAAAATGATTAAACCAGAGCATCTGGTTCCCAATCTTCAAAAAACAAGCGAAACTGACGTTACAAAGCTAAAAGATTCGGAGCTTATTATCTTGCTGTCGGGAATTAAAGAGCTTGCCCAGATCAGGGGATATACAGATATAAATTATTCAGTTGTTTCCCCTTCCAAAGATTATGTAGTTGTCACTTGCTCCATAAAATTTACCCCAAATTATGAGACGGAAGGTAAAGAGGTTACATTTAGCGGGATAGGAGATGCTGGCCCACATAATACTCATGGATTTGGCCAAGCTTTTCTTGGGCCTATAGCAGAAAATAGAGCCTTTGTTCGTGCGGTCCGTAATTTTCTTAGAATCGCTATCGTAGCTAATGAAGAGCTTAAAAAGATGGTATTTGCACCTAAGCCTGTTTCCTCTCCAGAGGAGGTTCAAGAGGATGATTTACTTCCTTCTCCTACAGCATTGTTAATTAGTGTGATGAAGGAAAAAAATGTTAAGTTTGATTCAATAAAAAAGAAGCTGGAAAAGGAAAATTACGAAAATGCAGGGACATTAGAATCTGTTAATGATATTCCAAAGCCTAAAGTTTTCGAACTTATAGAAAGACTCAAAAAGGTTAACGCCTAGTCAAAGAGCCTTTCCCTTCTTTGAATTTCTTTTATAAGCTCTCTTTTAATTTGCACAGAAGCGGTTAGCCCTGCTCTTCCCCAAGCTTTTTCTTCGCTATGATTACCCTCTTTAGACAAGGCATCATACTCAGAGGCAACTTTGTCAATTACCTTGAAGGCTGTCTCTAAAGATATGTAAGGCATGTTCATAGGGTGCGTCATTTACTTAAATAATTACACTATTTTATATTTTATTCTTCTATCTAATATAAATCCTTCTTCGAATAAATAATTAATAATATCTATAACTTCATACTCTTTCGCGTCAGGCTTTAACACAATTAGATTATTTTTAGTCCAATTATCCTCATCAACATCAAGAACAATAGGTACTTTATTAACTATTAAATCTATCTGTTTCATTATGTTCCACAGTCATTGCAATGGCCGCCTGTTTTGTATGCGAAAATCGACCCATTTACAGTCCGGTTTGAAGGTAGTGATTGATTAATGTTCGTAACTTTTATAGCAAAACTTCCTCCGCCACAACCATTAACACAAGCAAAGTCGCCTACGCTAATTCCGGTTACTCCAGCATCAAGACAGTAATATTCGTCTGGGTCGGTAGTAAAATCGTTATCACCTCCACCCAGTACACATTTTTTGGCTTCAATATAAGCTCCTTCATCAGCCCAACCACAACACTCAACTTCGAAAGTCGTCGTTGTTGACTGGGGTGGCGCTGTAGTAGTTGTGGGTCCGCTAGTGGTAGTAGTTTGGCAAGGATTGCACGGGCATTCGCAATCAGTTCCGTTGAACATCATAAAAGCTGCGCCCGAAAAAGGAGCGCAAGTTGTCGTGGTAGTAGTCGTCGTCGTGGTAGTAGTCGTAGTCGTGGTAGTAGTCGTCGTCGTGGTAGTAGTCGTAGTCGTGGTAGTAGTCGTCGTCGTGGTAGTAGTCGTCGTCGTGGTAGTAGTCGTCGTCG